AATTTTGTTGCTGGCGGCGTAAGTGGCGGCCGTGGTGGCCATCTGCGCCTGCAGGTATTCCAGGCGCAGGCTGATCACATTCTGGGTTTTCATGACCGCGGTGGATGCCAGGTTGATGCCCGGCACCGCTGCGGCTTCTTCGGCCAACTCATTGGGCACCAGGGCCTCCAGCGCATGGCTCTCAAGCGCGTAGCTGGCGCCGCTGTAGCCGTACTGCACGCGCTTGGTGGCGGTGCCCGGTGCGCGCACGGTGTTGTAGAGGGCGAAATCTTCTTTCCCGAACGTGATGATCTTGCCGCCGCGCTGGCCCACCGGCACATACGGGAAAAGGTAGTAGCCCACGGCGTCCGAATTTTTGTAGCCCTGCGCTACGGTGCTGAGGATCGGGTCAATTACCCGGGCTTGAGAGACTGATAACTGCGTCATGGATGGCTCCTGAAAAAAATGAGGGGATGAGGGGGTTAAGCGACGTTGGGGATCAACAGCACTTCAATAAACTGGCCCGCCGCCGTAGCGGCTTCCAGCGCCAGCGCGATCTTGGCGCCGCTGGTCACCCAGGTGATGGCGCGGCCGGTGGCATCGCTTTTGATCGTGTCCCCGGCGGCCACGGCGGCACCAGCCTCGACCACGGCGGTGCCGAGCACGTCAACCGGCACATAGGCGCCAATGGCGCCGCCGCTGCGGGCCACGCCCAAGGTGTTGACGTCGGCCCCGGCCAGGGTGCCGGCGGCGGTGACGAAACGGTCGGCGGTGATGGCGCCCGTGGCGAGCAGCGTCAGCGTCAGTGCGGAAATGGATTGTTTGCTCATGATGTGCTTCCTGGTTAAAAAATCAAGCGGTGGCCAAAACGGCGTCCATGTAGGTGCCGCCATTGCCAAAACGGCGTCCATGTAGGTGCCGCCATTTGCCTTTTGGTGGGCAAGCGCCTTGTGATGGCGAGCCAGCGCAGCGGCGTCCACCGTGTAGCCGGTGGGTGCGGCAAAGGCCAGTGGTGCGTCGTCCGCGTCGGCGGCGCGGGCCTTGGTGGCCTGCTCGCCGAATTGCACTACGGGGGGCAGCGCGGCAAACATCGCTTTGAGCTGCTTGGCCAGCGGGGCTTTTTGCTCGCCCTCGCCAAACTCGACCGGCTCTGGCAATGCGTCGAGGTGGTCCAGCGTGGCCACGGCCACGGCGCGCCAGGCTGGCAGCACGCCGGGCAGCCCCTCGCAAAAGGCCGCGTTGGCGGCGTGCAGCTGGGCTGCCTTGTGGGCCGCCAGCTCGTTGCGCAGGCGGGTGTTTTCGGCCTCTAGGGCGGCTTTCTGTTCTGGGGTCACGGTAGGCTCCTTGGTTGATAAACTTTCGGCAAATGAGGCGGCAGGCATGGATTGCCGCGCTTCGCTCGCAATGACGGGGGCGGCCTCTACAGCCGCATCACGAATCTCGTCTTGTGCGCCTTGCTCCAGCGCGCGCACGTCGTAGGCGGGCAGCACCTTGTCTGCCACCTCGGCGCCATGCGCGCCGATAAACCACTCGCGCAGGCTGCGCCACAAGCTGGCGTTGGTGGCGTCGTCCCACTCGGAAAATTCAACGACGCCGTCTTCGAGCTCGAAAAATTGGGGGGAGCGCATGCCTTTGACTGCCGGTGCCGCGGCACCCAAAAAACCGACGTGGCGCAGGTAATACACGCCGGGCACCGGGTTGGCGGGTGAGCGGGGGGAATAAAACGCGGCGCTGATTTTTTTGAAAGCACCGGCGGCCACCATATCGGCAAAGTCGGTGTTGACCTGCGCGGGGGTGGCGTCAATGCCGCCCTCGTTAAACGCGAGCGACTGCACCCAGCCGTAGGCGGGCATGTCGTGCGCGGGGTGGCCCACCACCAAGGGGGCCTCGTGCTTGGTGGGGTCGTAGGCGGCCACGGTGGCCTGCAGATCAGACTCGGTAAACGCCAGCGTCTGCCCGCTCATGGCCACGTGGCGGCCGGGCTTGAAAATCTGCAGCGCCGTGGCGGGCTTTGCGTCAGTGGAGGTGGGGGTTTTTTGTGCCATGCCGCAATGATCTGCGGGGGCGGGGGCTGGCGCTAATCAAAGCGCTTTATGATTTTTAATTCAATCCAGGCCGGGCAGGCCCTGCTGTCGCTCAAGGTATTTTGCGCGCTGCCAGGCGTCAACAATCTGGCGGCAGCGCATTTCGGTGATGCCGTACTTGCGCGCCAACAGCTTGTATTCTCCGCGGAATTCGGCGCACATTTTTTCGTCGCGCGCGCTCAGGTGCACCGCGATGCCCTTGGCCAGGTAGACGGCCACCCCGCCCTTTTGGCTGGCCAGGTATTGCAGCTGCATCAGCACCATGCGCGCCCAGGCCAGCAGCACGGCCTGCCAGTCTGGCGCCACCACGGCCTGGCCGCAGCGCGCGTCGGCCAGCAGCAGCGGCTCGTACAGGCAGCGCGCCACGTCGGCCATGTCGGGCGTCAGGCCAGCGGGCGGGCAGCAGGGCCTCCAGCACGTTCAGTTCGGCAGCGGTGACGTGGCGTTCATGGGTCATGGTTTGCCTCTTTACGTTCGCACGTCAACGCCGGCGCGCGTGCACCATTGCTTGAGTGCTTCGATGACTGCATTGATCTGGTAGCCGTTCAAAAAGCGCCAGTGCTCCAGGCGGGTCTGGCGCTTGACGTAGGCCTGCAAAGCCGCGTCGGTGTCGGTGCGCACTACGCCAGCTACCGCCAGGGCATGCCACAGGGCGCGCGCCTTGCCCCAGCGCTCGTCCTGCTCGTCGTTCGCGCTGCGCTGCACATAGGCGCGCCTGGCGGGGTGCGGGTCATTCAGCCCGGCGCGCTCCTGCAGGCCGCTCAGGTGCGCCAGGTACTTGGCACGCTGGGCTGCGCTCATGCTGGCGCTGCTGGCCTGGCCGGTGACTGCCAGCTTGAGCGCGCTGGCGTCCTCGGCGCTCAGGCCCAAGGCCTTTTGCGCCATGTGGATGGCGGCCAGCTGGGGTTGGCGCGGGGCGGTGGCCATCAGAACAAACTTTCGGTTTGGGTGTCGCGTTCGGCTTCCGCCACATCCAGGCCACGCCCAACGAAGTGATTGACCAGCATGTTCAGATCGTCCTGGTCGTCTATGTCGTGGACCTCGTCGTCGTACACCCGGATGCGCTCCAGAAGCTCCAGATCAATGATGACGCCCAACTGCCCTATGGACGGCACTGGCTGCGGCACGGTGGACAGATATGTTTCGTGATATGGATACGGCTCTTCGCCTGCAATGGCAGCGCTGGCCGCCACGAGGCGATCAAACGACTCCGAGCCGGGGCCGATCAGGTAAGCCAGGCGAGGATCTTCTTTGATGCGACGGAGCAGCCAGGTCACTGCTTTGGAGGCCAGGTCGAGTTTTTGCTGATCGGTCATCATGATGGGAACCTCTTCGCCCATTCCACCCAGCCTGCACCAGGCGTGCAGGTCATCAACGGCGCTGTGTCACCCGGCATGATCACGCGCAAGGTGCACTTGATGCCGGTGAACAGGTTCTCAGCGGCATTCAGCACGCGGGCGCTGTCAGCACAATCAAAGTCCAGCACATTGCGCCAGGCACCGGTGGTGTTGACCTGGAGCTTGACCAGGCGGGGTGTGATGGCTGGTTCGCTCACGGCTTGTCCCGTATTGGACCGATCATGCTTTTCATTGAACTCGCGCATATCCGCAGCAAGGACCTTGGCCTGCTCGGCAATACCCAAGAGCACTTTTCTATTCGCCTTGTTCATAGCGCCCCCTGCAAGCCATCGTGGCACTGCGCCGCACCATCCCCCTCGATTTTTTCCTTGGGACGATTTGGGACGGGGTTTGATGCGTTTGCGGCCTGTTTTCGAGCGACATTGGCCTCTGCGTTCGCCACCATCGCATCAAACAGCGCTTGGGCATCTTTACCAGTGGCCCTGATGCTGATACCGCGTTGGCGGTTTGTGATTTTGATCACCATCTCACACCCCCGCCACATCAAGATTGATCGGCAGGTACTCACCCGTCGCGTCAGAGCGCTTGTAAAAGCGGATGTAGGGCTTGGTACTGGCAGTCTGCATGCTGTCTGCAATGGCTTGCATCGCAGACTGCCATTTTTCGTCTTTGATGTCGAGCCGACGCAGAGCCAGCACGCGGCCGGTGTTGATCTTTCCCTCCTTGTCGGTCTGAAAGGCGTGGTTGACGAGGGCCTTGATGTTGTCGTTGGCTCCCTGCGACCACTCGTGCACGCATTCATCAATCAGCGCCTTGGCGGCCATGAGCTGCTCGCCGAACACGATCTTGTCCTGCATCTGGCGTACCAGCTTGTACAAGCCGTCGTAGCTGACCAGGGTGACGTTGCCTTTTTCGCCGCCGGTGCGCACGCCGTATTGCTCAAGGCTCAGGGAGACAAATGCCGACACCTCGGCCATCGCGTCCGTTTTGAATACCCGCAGCGCGGCGCTCTCAAGCTCGGCGGCGCGGCACATTTCGTAGACCAGCTGATTGCGCACCTGGTCGATTTGTTTGACCTTGGCCTCGGGCACCAGATTGCCGTTGGCGTCCAGCCAGTAGCCAGGGGTGGTGCTGAGGCTGTAGCTGGGTTGTGTTGGTTGTGTCATGGTAAATGTCCTTGTTGATTGAGAAGATTCAGGGGGATGGATTGCCGCGCTGCGCTCGCAATGACGGGTCAGCAGCTGACGCCACGGCTGGCGTAACGCTGGTAGTCGAGCGCGCCGGGGCGCAGGGCGGGGGTCAATGTGGTCTGCAAGGTGGGGGCGCGCATCACGTCGTAATTGATCGGCGTGGCCTTGCTTGTAGGAGGCCCGCCCTCGGGCCGATGGCTGTTGGGTTCAATCGCGGCGAGCGCGCCGCTCCCATAGGGTGGCGATACCACAGGGGTGCTGCTCCCACAGCGTGCCGCACGGGCAGTGCCGGGCTGGGGCATGAAGGCGAGGTGGCCCAGCTTGTAAATGGCTTTTTTGCCCCAACCCATGCGCTGCAGCTGGTAGGTGGCGCAAAGGTAGATCAGCTTTTTGCTGAAGCGCGCATGGGCATAGTTGGTGTGGAGCTCAAGCTCACCAAACTGGTCGAACAACAGGCCGTAGCTGGCCTCTCCGTATTGCTTGACAAGCTTGAGCAGCGCTTGGTTTTTCAGCAGGCCGGCGTGCGCGGTAATTCTTGGGGGGGTGTTCATGGGGCTTTGACTCCGAGGTTTTTTAGGGTGGCAATTTGCTGGCGGATGGCGTCGGGCATGGCTGCCGGGTTGGCCGCGCCCTGGCCGGCTACGGTGCTTGGCGGGTGGCGTTTGGCGGCTTCGGTGTTGGCCTCGGCCACGGCCTCCTGCTTGTCGGCCAGGCTGGTCAAAATGGCGTACAGGTAGCCGTGGCCTTTCATGGGCAGCTCCAGCCGGCCGGCGTCGCGCGCTTGCAGCATCTGCTCGATGCCTTGCGCCCAGGCGCCCAGCGGCACCGCCCAGTCGCGGCCGCGGTGGGTGATGGCGCGGCGTTCCAGGTCGGGCAGCAGCTGCAAGATGATGCGTACCTGCTTGCGCTGGGTGAGGCTGGTCTTGGGCGGGGCAAAAAGCCGGGTGTACTGCAACAGCGGCCCGCCCAGGGGCAGCGCCACGGCAATCAGCCGGGCTACGGCGGCGCGGTTGTCGGCATCAACAAACAGGTGGTCGAGCGCCAGCGCGGCGCCGCATACGGGGCAGGACAGATCGGTCATGGGCGCGGTCATCCTGGCAACACCTGAAACAGCCATGCTGGGGCGTGCAGATAGCCTGCCAACACACCACCCAGCACCGTGCCAAGTAGCGCAATCAACAGCACCAGCAGTAGCACGGTCAGATTTTCTCGGCGGGTCAGCAGGGCACCATCATCGCCCAGGCCATGCCAGCGCGAATCCTGGCCACCCTCGATCACGCCAGGGGCAAAGGGGTAGGTGGGCCGGGCGGGCTCGGGGCTGCAGGGCAGCTCGCACTCCCAGGCCTCGCAGTCCGGGCAGCCGTGGCTTTGGCACACGCCCAGCTCGTCACAGGTATGTAGGGTGCTCATGCGGTCATCCTTTTTGCGCTGATGCGGCAGGCATCTGGGTACTGGGTCAGGGCGGCGACGATGGCGCTGCAGCTGTCGGTGGCCAGCGCAAAATAAAGGCAGCGGGCGGCGCCTGGCAGGGTGATGAGGATTCGATAGGTTTTCATGATCAGCACCCCTTGACGACTTGGGCATCCACCTGCGGCCAGTGGGCGGCGGCGGCGGCGTTCATGGCGCGGCACACCAGGTTGTTGACTACCAGCGGGTAGCACAGGCTGCGGGCATCACTGGGGCGGCCACCGCGCGGCAGGTGGATGAGGCGGGCGCGCATGGCGTCGAAGGCGTCCGCAGCAAACACATCCGAGAGCTTGAGCTCAAAGCGGGCAAACTTGTGCTGCAGATAGGCTTCGAGTTCGGCGTCCAGCGGGTCCAGCGCCACGAGCTCGCAGCGCTGGGCCACCTCGCGCACCTCGGCGTTCTGACTACCCAGGCGCTCGCGCAGCTCGGGCTGGCCGATGAGGGCGACGCCTATGAGGCGCTGCATGCCGTCTTTGAGCTCCAAAAAACGTTTGAGGTGCTTGAGCGTGGCTAGCGGCAGGCAATGCGCCTCTTCGATCAGCAGCAGATGGCGCCGCCCCCCGGCGCGACTGGCCTTGAGCAGGTTGTGCACCTGGGCAAAGCGCGCCTGCGGGCTTGAGCGCAGGCTCACATGCGGATCCAGCGCGTAGGCAATGGCTTCGGCGATGGCGCCGCTCTTGAGAGTTTTGCCCTTGGTGTCGTTGGCCTCCATGGCCAGCACGTAGGGGCGCACCACCAGCACGTTGCGCTTATCCATCTTGATGCGCTCCTCAAGGTCTTCGGCCAGCGTGCTCTTGCCCGCGCCACTCTCACCCACCACCGCCACAAAGCCGTGGTGTTGGGCGCAGTCAAGCAGCGCGGCGCGCACGTAGCGCACGCTCGGGCTCTGGAAAACGTCGTCGGGGCTCTGCACGTCGTCGACGAAAGGGTTGCGCGGCAGTTTGAAGTGCTGGCGTGCCTCGGGGCTGAGGGCCTGGTTTTGCAATAACATGGGGTCTTCCTTTACGGTTTCGGTTGCGGGACTTGCGGGAACGGCCTCGGGGGTGTGAGATACCTCCGGGGCCAACTTTTTAGCGCGAACAGTTTTAAGGGCCGTGGCGCGTTTTTTAGCGTCCGTGGCTACGCTGGTATTAGCTGGCGCGTTTAAGACGGTATGCGGGTTTTTGGCCCGGTGCAAAAACCCATTTGCATAGCTGCCAGAACAAACACTTTTCACGGTAGTGATGGACAAGCTCAAAATAGCAGCCACTTCGCGGTGGCTATGGCCAACAATACGCAGTTGCTTGACACGCGCCATCACGTCGGGCGTGACCTTGACCGGGCGGCTCATACCGCNCCCCCGTTCACGACACGCAAGCTAGAGCGCACCGTCAGNCGGTCATAGATGCCATCCAGNTCGGNTTCTGGCGTGCCGNCTGCGCTGCACAGGGTTTGCAAGGTGGTGATCAGCTCGGCGTTGAGCGTCAGGCCGCGCGCCACCATGGCCTGGGCTACCTTGAACTGATCCAGCAAAAGCACCACCTTGGGCGTGCTGCTGGTAGTAACCGCGGGCACCAGCTCAATGCCGCGCCGGGGCATAAAGCTGCGCTCAGGGGCCTGCTCGATCACCTTGTAGGGGTCGATGCGGCTGCCCAGCGGGATGGCACCGGCGCGGCGCTTGGCTTCGGCCTCTTCGTCGGTGGCGGCGTCATAGGCAAAGCGCGTGACTTCTTTGCGATTGGTGTCCAGCACGGTATCAGCCGGGCGGGCAAAGTCTTCGCCGATGACGTTGGCGCGCTCCAGGAAGCCGGCATCGTCTTTTTCAAGCAGCGGGATGCTGTGCAGCAGCTCATGCCCGTCGGCATCTTTCAGCAGCACCTGGGCGGCGTTGGCCACATAGGGGTTGACGGTGATCTGCAGCTTCTCGCCCACCATCACGCCAGGCACGGTCTTGACGCAATAGGTGCCGTTCTTGAAAGACACGGTCAGGTTGTCATTCACCTTGCGGGTTTCGACCTTCTCGCTCAGCAGCTCAAAACACTGCGTAGCTGGTGGCGCAATGCGCAGCTGCTCGGGGGCAATGGTGAGCCACAGGTCGTAGCGCGCCTTGCCATGGCGTTTGTGATTCTTGTTGGCATTAAACCAGCATGACCACACTTGGGCGCAGGCGTTCAGCTCGGCCAGATCAGCCACCGGCTGCAGGCGCAGTCTGCTCTCAAAGTTGCGCTCAATGATGTCACGAGCCTTTTCCACCTGGCCGGTGGCGCGGGCATTGCCCGCGGCGTGGGCAATCAGCTGCACCTGAAGGCGCCGCGCCAGGTTGCCAAACAGACCGCTGGTGTTGGCACTGCCCATGTCCATCATCAAAATCCATGGCACGCCGTGCATGGGGTCATTTGGGCGCTTCTGGATGGCGGCAATAAAGCTTTCAGACAAGTTGGTTCCGCTCTCGGCGCCCATCACATAGTGCACAAAGATGGCGCCGCTGTAGTGGTCTGTGACCTCATAGCTCCAGACCCGGTCGGCCTCGATGCGCTTCAGGTTGGCGGGCTTGTTTTTGTAAAACTGGGTGCGCTCCATGACCTGCAGGCCAGCCTCTTTGGCACTGGTGGGGTTCAGGTAATAGAGCACGCAGATGCTGGCGTCTATCTGCCAGACGTGGTTGGGGTGCAGGCTTTTCAGCTCCACCGCCGGGGTGGGCCGGTTGAGCTGGTCGGGATGCATGCCATAGGCGCGCAGTGCGCGGGCAATGGCCTGATCACTCAGGCGCAGCAGCTCGCCGGTGTCGGCATCGAGCGCGAAGGGTTTGATCTCGCCATTGGCCAGCAGGATGTCAACCGCCTGGCCAATGCTCATGAGGCGCTTTCCTGTTTTGCGTGCGCTGGTCATGAGTATGGCGCTTATCGCCTTGGCGTCGTTGCGGCACAGTTGCACGACGCCCGCATCGCTGCGTTGTTTTCGGGTTGGTTTCACGGTGACTTGATCCAGGTAACGGTGGATGGTGGCCAGCTTGACACCCAGATCGGCACACGCCTGGGCATACAGCGCCTGTTTGTGGCCGCGCTGCGCGCTGGCGACGGCTTGCGCCAGTTGCACCAGGCGCGGCACGATGGCTGGGTTGATGGCCATGCTCTGTCGGCGGTTTATTTATTGGTTGGCTTGGAGTTTTGAGACAAAGCCCCACTGCTCCACCTCGGCAGCAGTCTCCTGGTCGACAGCATTGCTGATGTCGGGCAAGGCAAACTCTTCGCGCAGTGCCGCCAGCTCGGCCTGCACCTGGCCCACCAGGCCGGCCATGAACAGCGTATGGTCTGCATCGCTGTGGTTTTTTAACGCGATGAAGGCCTGGCGCAGCTGGCCCTGCACACAGCCCAGCGCATCGTTGGTGAAGGCCGTGGTTTCTTTCTGCAGCTCAAGCAGCACGGTGTCAGGGGTGGACTTGGCAATGTGGCGGCTGAGCTTGTCGAGCTGCTTGTTTTTGTTTTCCAGCAGTTTTTCGGTGGCTATTTTTTCTGCCTTGGCCTCGGCAAGGGAATTATGCGAATCAGCCAACTGCGCCGCCAGGTCTTCAATGATGGCCACTACCTCGGACTTGCTTTCGGCCTGGATGGCCTCGGCCACGGCGGTGCGCTGAGCATCTGGCAGGGACCGGATCAGGCGCAGCTGGTGCCGGTTAAGACCCATGCGCTGCACCGCCTCAAAGGCCCCCTCGCCCAACAGCCCAAAGTTCTGCGCTTGTTCGGCCATCACGCGGTAGCTACGCCCAAACACCAGGGGGCAAAGCTCGTCAAGCGTCTGCGCCGGGCGCACATTGCCATCGGCGCGCAAAATTGGTAAGTCCTTGAAATCATTGGATTCCTTGATTTCAAGGAATACTTTGATCTGCGCCGCGGCGCACATTTCTGCCTGAAACCCGGCATATTTGGCAATGCCAACCTGCTCCGAAAAACGCGCCAGGCGCTGGTCGCGTGCGGTCTGCTCGACTATGCCGTCAGCACGCATGGCCACCATGGCACCCTCGATCTTTGGCTGGTCAAGCGTGGTGTCGATCACTTCGACCACAGTGGCGGTTTTTGGTTTGCGGCCGGCGCTCATGAGTCGGCCAGCTTGAAGCGTGTCTTTTGAAGTCATTGGTCTCTTTCAGTCAGGGTTACGGGAAAAGCGGTTTTTGCTCTCTTCGATGCGGCGCTCGGCGCGATCGATGGCAGTCCATACTTTGATGGCCTGCTGCGGCAGGCGCGGCGTCAGGCGCCACATGCCGGCATCGTCACGCTCGGCGACGCCGGCCGTGAGAAGGTTGTCCAGGTCGCGGGTGACCACGCTGGCGGCACAGTTCATGGACTTGGCCAGCGTGCTGGGTGCGTAGCCGTTGACCACGTCGCCAAACATTACCAGCAGCAACCTGATTTGGCGTTGCTGGGCCTCATTGGTGTAGTCGGTTTTACGCGTGGCCATGGCTGTCGCCCTCCACCTGCACCGTGCCGCTGTCCGCATGGTGGCGGGCGCGCTCCTGGTACAGAATCTCACACTGCAAGGCGCGCGTCAGAGCGCGCACCATGGCGTCGGCCAGCCAGCCTGGCGGGATGTCGATGGCGCCATAAGAAGTTCCAATGGTGCAGCCGCGTCCGGCAATGTCGGGCACTTGTTTTGCAAGTGCGTAATGAATTTCTTGGGTATCCATTCGGCGCACCTCTCTTTATTCCTGGTGCGCTTGGGCCTGGCGCTGGGCGCGGGCCTTGCCCTCCAGCGCCACCTGCAGGGCGAGCACGTCGAGCGCGAACCCCAGTTCCCGTTGGGCCTTGCGCACCCAGTCGTAGGCTTTTTTGCTGCTGTCAAAACAGTTCACCAGCTGGCGCGCCAGAGCGGCGTCGCTGGGGGTATCCTCTTTCAACGCTGCGAGGTGCAGCAGGAGATTTATTTGGGCGGTGCGGTCGACCAGATCGTGGGCCTGCGCCCAATCCAGCGCGGCATGGATATCGGTGTATTTCATGATGTCTTTCGTGGTGGGGGTGGTAGGGGATGCGCCGCGCAGGGCGTCTTCGATCTGCGCGGCCTCGGCGGGGGTGAATTTTGGGGATTTCATTGCTGTTAAAGTTGGGTTCACGTTTGTAAATTTATGGTTAGCGGGCATGTCCATCGCTGGCCAGGCGTGGGTATTTGCCCGGCCACAGGGTGGCCACAGCGATACCAGTGACCTCGCTGATGCGCTTAGCCACCCGCTCGCTGGTGCCGCGGCCGGCAATGACGTGGGCCACGCAGGTATGGGTCACTCCCAGGCCGCGCGCCACGTCGGTGGGGGTGGTGCCCTGCATGCGGATCTGGGCCTTGATGAGTTCTGGGTGCATGGTGTTGGCCTTGGGTTTGAGTGTTTGAAAATTTGCTGAGTGAATTATGGTAAGGATTTTTATCATTTGCAAGGGGTTTTGATGAAAAAAGATAAAAATTTCTTTCATGGCCATTTAAGACTTGCTGAAGAGCGCGAAAAGCTTTGGTCAACGCAGCAGGAAGCCGCGGACTTTTTTGGCGTCAGTCGCGTGACGTGGGGGCAGTGCGAACGGGGCAATGCGACACCAAGCGCAGACGTGCTTGCCGGGCTTGCACAGAGGGGCGCCGATGTGTTTTATATCCTCACCGGCGTCCGTTCAAACACTCAAAATTTGTTGGACCAGGTGCATGCTGCATCGCAGGCTGCCAGCAGGCTAGGCGGCACGCATCAAGAGCAGGCGCACGTGGCCGAGGCGATGGTAGATAAATATCAGGTAGTTCCTTTGAGCCCGCGCCAGCGCGCTCTGCTCGACAATTGGGAGCACGCCGACGAGGCAGGCAAAAAAGTGATCGAGAGCACCGCGAGTTTCGCAGCGCAACCCAGGGCCGCGCAGGGCGGCCAATGATGCGCGATTTAATCAGGAGTAATCATGCAGCCACACCCCTACATCACCGCCGCCCTGCTGGCCGCCCTGTGCGCCCCGGCTTGGGCCATAAACAAATGCACCGGGGCCGATGGGCGGGTGGTGTATCAGGATGCTGCGTGTGACACGAAAAGCAAAACTGCCGAACAAGTCAAGACCTGGGACAGCACGGGCAACACGGCCGAAGCATGGCGATTTTCAAAGGAAAAAGATTCAATGACCGGACGCGAGGTCTGCTTTGTGGTGTCTCCCACCATCCTCACCGGGTATCGCGGCATCAACAGTGGATTTGCGCACGTTTGGTTTCAGATAGCCATGAATACCTCTGGGGCAGTAGCGCTTACAGCCCGCACATCCGAGGCATCCAGCAGCTTGTTTCACAATGACATTAGCGATATGGGGGTAAAGGTGGACGAGAAAGAGTTCACACCGTTCAATCAAAAAATCAACGCCCATGCGGTCGGATTTTCCGATGCAGCAACATCGACCCTGTTCTTGCAACTGGAAACCGGAAGTCAGATCAGAATGCGCTTGCGCTTTTGGCCCTATGACCAGTTGCATGACACGCCGCCCATATCGATGGTTGGATTCAAACTCGCGCTCGCGCAAGCCAAGGCCTGTGCGAAAGGATGAGGTGCGAGTTGCGCTATGGCACCCACTCCGGCAGCCCTGCCGCGAGCGCGGCGCAGGCCAGGGCCGCCAACCGGCTCGGGCCGGTGACGAGCCATCTTTTGTAGGTGGCCAGGCTCACGCCCATGGCCACGGCCGCCTGCTGCTGGGTCAGGCCCATGGCGGCCTG